AGCATGAAAGACACCAGTGGAAAAATTACCTCTTTTTCTATTGGCTTGCTCTAATACTTCGAACATCGATAAATTATTTGACATGTATATACCGCACATTATATTACATATTATAGTAGAAATTCATTAAAAATCAATAAATATTATTATGAACTTTATCTCATGGGCAACAAAACCGACTATTATTAATGAAAATACACAGAACTACGTTTCTGGTGACTTGGTTGAAGAGAGTATCGCAAAGACTCTTAAACCTGTAATGAATAAAATGAAGAAGTTAAATATCGGGCTACCATATAGAGACGCTCGCCTCTTTTTCTTTAAGTTCTTGCAAGATAATTACCCTGAAGTGGTACCAGCTGGTTTTGAGACAAGAAAGCCAAGTGCAAAAGACGTAAATGCGATTGTCGGTCAGATCGCAACTGAGAAACCTGAGCTACTTGATACAATTGGAGCGGGATTTGAACAATATTCATCTGAAAAAACAGATTCTGGCTTAGATCGTGTTTCACAATTTCTAAATACAGCTGCTACTTTAAGACAAGGTAAGGGAGTACGTCCTAAGAAAGCAGAAGGGTATGTTAGAAAAGATTATAGCAAATTAACAGCGCAAGAAATTGCAGATGCTACTACAGATGCAATCGCTAAAAAGCAAGAAGAGTTTGATGCCGGTGATGATGTATCAGATGAAAAGCTACTCCTTAGAACTGCCGTTGGTAGTGTTATTGCCCAGCTTGAAAAGGAAGACGTATCACAAGAAGCTCTCGATAATGTTGCTAACGCGGTTGCAAAAATTGATAACTTAGCTCAGTTTGAAAAATTCTTAGATTATATTGCTGACTTCGAAGAATATAATGTTATTCGTCAATATCTTGTTGATACAATGGATGTTATTGAAACAAATCTAGGTGATATGCAAGCTCAGAAGGAAGATGAAGAGTATGAAAAGGGTAATGTATATGATGATGTAAGACAGGACCCTAGAGAAGTTGGTAATTATCCTGAGCATGAGGATGCTGAAGACTGCCCTTATAGTGATGAAGAGATTGACGCTGAAAAAGCTGATTTAGACGATGACGGTGAAATTTCTGAATATGAAAGAAAAAGAGGTGAAGCTATTGCTAAAGCGATGAAAAAGGAGCGAGAAAGAGCTGGTCAATCACATGCAAGAGCAGTTGCTGATCATTATGAAGAAGAAGATGAAGAGGCAAATCTCGACAACACACCGCTTGAAGAATTATCTATTTTATCACCTGAAGAATTTGAAATGGTACAAAATTTCGAAAACTTTAATCCCGATGAATGGGGATATAATACGCTTCAAAAATTCTACTTCAGAAAAAGAGAAGGAGGAGAAGATGAAGAGTTTTCAACCAGCCAGTATATGTCAAAAACTCCTGTAGAAGCGAGAGAAGAAGCTGAAGAGGTTAAAATGTCACAACAAGAAATTAACCAATACCTCGCTGTTCAAGAGAGACAGCGAGTTCAAAACTTATATGCACATCAAAGACGCCATACACACGGCTACTAAAGTATTTTAAATACAGATAAAAAAAGGTATGAAATATTTCATACCTTTTTTTTATTTACTTTACAATTGCTCTACAATCATTCTTTTCATATACAGCGTCTAGCTTATCTTGCTGTTTATATAGGAGAGGATCTTTTAGCTTAGCATCTATAAAACCTTTTAATCGTAAGCTGCTACTAGCAGACTCAGCATCACAAGGGTATTCGCCAGAATAACAAGTATATGTATCTTTAAAGTTAACACCTAAAGAAACACCATCTAATATAATATCCTTCTTAGACATTTTAATAAGAGGAGCAACGAGTGTTACTTTATATTCTCTATTAAGTGATGTTAATTTATTCATCTCATCAACAAACTCTGCAGAGCCATCCCAGTAACCAGCTAAGCTATCTGCCTCAGCAGCACCGTACCAAATTTCTGACGCTTTTATTGCTTCAGCGTAAGATGCTAATATACTTATAAACATTAAATTACGGAATGGTACATAACTCTTCGGCTGCGCTTCACCCATAATATCTCTTACATTAGGTGTTTCTATATCATTATTTGTAAGAGATGAAGTAGGTGCAATATCTTTAATGTATTTTACATCTAGTAACTTGTTAGTAAAAGTTACATTCGGGTAACTTTTACTTACATTTAACAATTGCTTCTCAGAAGCTCTTACCTCTCTACTCTCATGTCGCTGGCCATAATCAAATGTAACAGTATGTACCTCATCATATTGTTCAGCAGCTTTATAAAGCAATACTGCTGAATCCATTCCGCCGGATAATGTAACTATAACTTTTTTATTTTGCATTATTAAACGTCTTCCTCCTCTACTTCATCCGGAACTTCATCGAGTACTTCATCAGGAATAATTTCCTCTTCCTCAGATTTATTACCATACGCCCACTCCTGTTTAATCTTTTCTTCAATAACAGGTATAATAGTATTATCCCAGAGTTCCGTATCATCCTTCCATTTTGAGTAATAACCGAGTTTCTTACCATCCGGTAATTGATACGTTGCACCTGTTTGAGTAACTGCTCCTAGGCCTACTGCTAAGTCCAATAGACCGTAATATTTGTTTAGACCCTTATCGAAAGATAGATACATTTCACCCTGTAAATATTGTTTAATGAAGCGGTTCTTAACGGTCAGCGCTCGTAGAATAACACCTGAATAACTCTTTTGCCCGACAGCTAATTTACCGTCAGTATTTTTATCCTCCTTAACCGGCTTACGAGCTAATTGAATAGTTACTGATGGTAAGTATACAGCAGCTGTACCGCCTGGCATTGCTTTTACAAGAGTTGGAAACATCGCTGCAGGGTCTTCATAGATATGATTAGTAGCAAGAATAGTTGTCTTTGTTAATCCAGATAGTTGAGTACAAGTTCTAAGAAGAGTTTTCATTGCTTTAGCTCTACTACCCATATCAGAACTTACATTATTTTTTGTCATTCGACCAATTTGTAACTGACTTTCCATATTACCGAGAGAGTCAATTGCGATAATAAACTTACCTTCTTGCCCCTTCTCTTTAACTTTCATTAGGAAATCATAAATTGTATTACGGCATTCTTCAATACTAAAAACCGGTACGTATTTTACTTTACTAACATCTAGTCCAAGAGCTTCTGCCCCGTCTTTATCAATAGCGTTTTCACTATCAAAAATAACTGGAATTAGACCTTCCTTCTGAGCGTTAGCTAAAATCTTCTGAAGGATAAATGACTTACCGGTCATGCTCGGTCCAGCTAAAAGAGTCATTCTATTTTTTGGGATGCCACCAAATAGTGAACCTGAAACAATACCGTTAAGTACCATCGAACCAGTATCTAACCAACCATCCACATTGCTAATTGCACTGTCATTTAAGAATGATGCGTACGGGTTTGTCTTATCAATTACAGATAAAATATCGTCAATTTCTTTACTCATATATACGATTATAGTATATAATTAGCGTATATCAATAAAAAACTTCCATTTGAAAAATTTATTTAATAAATTCTTACAGTAGATAATTCATAACCTTCACTGTTACCTAATTCAATTAACCCTGAAGATAATACAGCTTGTATTGCAGATAAACCATATCCAGGACCAATGGTTAAATCACTACTCGTAGCATATAATGTTGATGATAATAAAATATCATTATCATAAATTATAAACGTCGGGCTGCTACTATCACCTACGTTAAAGCTACTTAACCCGAAGAACGAATTACTGAAAACAGAAGATACAGAAGCTAGCGATGTTCTTGCATTTTTTGTTTCAAAATAATTACCAGCTGCAATACCATCATAACTTTGATTTAATTTACCACTACAACCAAGACCAGCAAAACAATCCGTTTCACCGGTACCGAACGGCCCATTACCGCCTTGCGTTAGTGTTGCTAATTTATTGTCTAATACTGCACTATAATTACTGCCTATACCGTCAAATCTAGGTAATTTATAAACCTTAATATTACCTTGTTGAGTTAAATCTCTATCAAACTTTACCATAGTTATATCGCTTCTTCCAGTTGCTGATACCGATATAACTTCTGCTGAAACTGAATCTCCTGTAGTATGGTCATAAAAGAAAGCTGAATCTCCTACATTAGGATCTTTACTACTACCCCAGTGTGAGTTACATATACCATGTTTCGGTGTTATAAGTGTAATATTATTTTCATCTTTATTACCACTAGTACCTCTCATACTATAACTAGTACCGGAGAAATTATAAATATCTCTCGCACTATACCCCCACCATTCAGTATTCCATGCACCTGATAATAATTTATTACTATCAAAAGTCAGAAATCTATATTTATCTTCAATATTATTTGGATTATCTACACCAGAAATAGTATTCCAAGTAGTTGATATATTATTCCTTGTAATTGCATTAAAACTGAATGTAAACGCTATTAATACATTTACGTTTAAAGTAGTGGTAATTAAATCACTCGCAAAACCATCATTTCTAATAGTAGATAATGTCAATGTATTTGTTCCAGTAAAAGGTTCCGTATACGTATAATTAACAGTTTCTATATTCAATAAATTTGAAAAAATAGAACTTTCATTTCTATCTCCATTAGCTCCGAAGTCTATTTTAAAATTAGTTTTACCATCTACTATATTACCGGATTGTTTACTGTTAGTAATCTTTATTTGTATATTTTGATCAGTGTCACCTATGACAGATAGCGGGTTAGTTGATAAAACTACATTTAAATTATTAAAATCAAATACTGAAATAGCATATGTACTTGTTGTTTCAACCCCGCTTGTATTATAAAAATCTCTTCTTAAGCTATAATTTTTAGCTTCATCTAACAAAAAGTCAAAATTTATACTTTTAGATTTGAATGAATTGTCAATAAAATATAAGCTTTTTTGAGAATATCTCGTTGTTGCAGATAATGTCGCGCCTGAATAGAAAGGATTACCATTTAACGATAATACCGGATTACCTAATATAGAATTTCCATATAATCTCCCATCCTCTGTTACAAGACCGTTACCTGAACCGGTAAAATCAATTTGTGTTTCAAAAAATACAACTTCATTATTAAAAGGATCTAATGAAGGTATTGTTATAACTGATGAACCTGGTGATGGACCTAAACCCGGTAACTTGTATCTATATTTAGTTACATTCTTCGACCTGTTTAAATCGTTTTTAAACAGCTTAATTGGCGGAGGTGGAAAGGCCATTTTATTATATTTATAAACTTATCTTTAAATCTGTACCATCTCTCCAGACAACTCCGGATACACCAGGATCACTTGTCGGTAAAGCTGCAGCACTTAAATATAACGTATTTGCATGAAGCATATTACCAGAAACAGTTGTTATATCTGAACCTACAATATGCGAGTTATTATGATTATTATTATTACTACAACCTGTTATGATTGACGAGTAGTCACCGCAAATTGTATTTAAAAATCCAGAGCCAATAAAACTCTGACACCCGTAAATATCAACATCATACCCTGCAACAACAGCATTATTTAAACCACTTACGTTAGCAAAAAGACTATTACCTGCAAAATTCGTGCCGGTTAAACTATTACCTTGACCTGCACCTATAAAGCTGGTAGTCGCGACTCCACAAGTTATGATTTGATTAAATTTACCACCAGCAATTACACTGTCCAACATTTTCTCGCCAGGTTCAGTTTCTGGCCCAATTTGATTATTTGACCCGGCTAAAATAGCATTGTTTTGCGAGCTCTGATTACCATGGCCTATTATTCTATTCTCGAATCCTCCACCTATAAGGTTTCTAGCGTTACTCCAGTCGATGTTATTACCACTTAAAGTATTAAGAGCGCCTCCAATTATAACACTTTGGACACCTTTTATATTCTGATTGCGATAACCACCTAATATGATATTACCGGAGCAGGTGCCGGCGATTTCATTTCGGGCACCGCTGCCTATAAAACTGTCAGGTGCATTTGTTATTTCATTTTGAGAACCACCTACAATTATTGAAGGTGCGGGTAAGGGCAAGCCCGTATTGAAGTCGATGATACATCCACTTGTTACTGTATTGTTCACACCACCTCCGATAAACCCACTAGCACTGCTCAATGAATTGCCATAACCACCACCAATAGTGCCGCACGCTGATGATACAGTATTTCCCCATCCACCGCCGATAAATCCAAAATCAGCTGACAGTTGATTTTGTTTACCTCCAACAATAGATGAATAATTTCCACCAGTAGTACCTGAAACGCTACGAACTGTATTGTAGGCCCCACTACCTATGAAACCACCTTTTACGCCGGAGTATACTTTATTATTAGATCCTCCAACTATAGTAGTATAGTTACCATTTATACCGTTATTTAAACCACCGCCTACAAAGCTATATTTTGATTCTAAATCTTCAGCTGGTAGCGGGTTAAGAGGTGCTCCAAATTTACTAATTTTGTTAAAATAACCGCCTACAATAGTATTAAAACATAAAGCTTTAGTCATTGCCGGCACATCCTTAAGAGGGTTACCTTTTGTGCCTATTGAATTTATACTACCACCGACGATTATATTACTTTGGTTATTGAAATTTGAATCTGCACTTGCACTAGTGTTGCCGGTTTCCATAAAATTACCTCTACCGCCGCCAATAAATGAGAGTTTAAATCCAGAATTAACTACATTACCGTTACCACCGCCGATAGTATCAAGGCATGTATTAGGACATGTATCATTACCTACACCGGCGCCTATAAAGCCACCTATTGAATATCCAATATTACCAGTACCGCCACCTATAAACCCAAAATCAGCTGATAATACATTAACAGTACCACCGCCTATAAAGCTACAGTTACCATAAACATCGTTATATTCACCACCTACAATACTGCTATAGTTACTACCGGTACTAATATCATTGCATCGACCGTTAATATTTTCCGTATCACCGGTACCACCAACAGCACTAACTGATACTTTATACGATGTACCATTTTGCACTACCGGTAATATTTCATTACCTGTTAAAGTTTGAGCAAAATTTAAATCAGATATTTTTACGTAAGCCATAACATTATTTAGTTAAAGATATGTTTAAACTGTTACATTCTGTCTTGAAGTAATTTTCAAAATTATTATCGTCTTTATTTAAAATAAATAAATTCTCTATATTATTATTAGCATTAAATCTTACCATAATTCTATACACTTTTCGTTTATATTTACTAACCTGTAAAGATTCGTGATATTTTAAAAGTATATCGGAAATTACATTCCTACCAATTTCTGATTGTATTAAAGCCCAGAGAACATCTTTAAAATCAGCTATAAGTAGATTAAATTCTACAGTTTCATTTAAACCTAAGAGCTGCTTAAATAAATTATCTTTACCGGTATCGCAAGGATTTAAACTTTTAATATATTTTTTATTTGACTTAATCATTACATGTTAGAGGGGTAGGCCATTTTATTATATTTATAAACTTATCTTTAAATCTGTACCATCTCTCCAGACAACTCCGGATACACCGGGATCGGTCGTCGGTAAAGCTGCAGCTCTTAAATATAATGTTTGAGCAAAATTTAAATCAGATATTTTTACGTAAGCCATAACATTATTTAGTTAAAGATATGTTGATTCACTATAAAAATCTACGTAAACTCAAACACTATAACTACACACTGTTATCATCATTTAAGATTTGATCCGTATCTTTAAGTAGCTTCTTTATTTTTACCGAAATATAATTACTCTTCCACTTATATTCCTCGAGAAATCCTTTCCATACTGCAACAACTTTGCGTACTTTTTCTTGCTCCTTATTATTAAATGCGATGCCATTATCACCTCTTTTTATAATTTTTAAAATATGAGATATAAATGTATCTTCATCTGCATCAATTGAGGATGTTGGCTCATCAACAATGAACTCTATCTCTTCTGGTATTGCAAAATGTCTTTTTTCTCTCTTTAACGATTCAATCTCTTGCTGTTTTTGTTTAATTTTAACCTCTAAACTATCAATTACTTGTTTAAGGTCATTAATCTCACCATCTTTTCCAGTTACAATGCCGTGTATAACGTTATTAGCGTCAGCTCTTACTTGTTGTGTAATTTCATTACGCAATCTCTGCTCAGTTTCTGATGTCACTTTATCAAAATAAGAAGAGGTATCGCTCGGTGGTCTAAACGATGTTGCGCCAACTTTACTATCCCAGTTACTCATATATATATTTTAATGGATATTACACGTGTTTGCAATAAAAAATACACAAAAAAATACAGTCTCCGATTACTCAGCGACTGTATTATTTGTTTTACCTGCAGGTTCTAGCTAGTCATCAAACAACTTGATAACTTCACCGTCATCAGCTGGAGCATCCGCCGGTACAAGAACCGGGTTCACAATCTTTTCGTATTGAGCAGAGATACGCGGATCTACTTCAAAATCTTCACCAATCGCGATCGCAGCTTTATCGTAACTAAAGTAGTTATTACGTGATTTTTCGTCACCCACCGGTGTTACAAATTCTGCAAAGAAGAGCGGAAAAAGTTGAACGGAAAGTTGACCGTTCTCCTGTTGTTGCACGCCAATCATTACAGGGTTTTGCACCTTAATTGCTTTCTCAGTTGCTTCTGCGAGAGCTCCAAAAATCGAGCGCCCGGCGTTATCAATGAATGTAATATATGTTTGTTCTTCCATATCTATATATTATATTATATATACCTTATAATCAACTTAAAAGTTCTAATAAGTTTGTTTGAGTAAGTGACCCTGGCTTTTGTACTGCCCAGTTAACATTTTCATAGAACGGTTGGATAGCTGAGAAGATAATTTTGTCGAACATCTTTTCATAATCGACGTGAAAACATTTCTTAAATTCATCGGGATAATAATACTTGTATGCAATACTATCTACATTATAAGCATTTGGCTTTTGTACATAAAAATACCTTACCTTATCACCGCTGCCGATTGATTCATATTCATTTTCAATATTAAAGCGACGTAAAAGTGTATTATGGAAATACGCTGATTTTACATGATTAGGCATGCCTTTGGCGGTCTTAAATCCGTCGCATTCAGATGCATACTTTTCATAATTTTTAATACCTGATACGCGGGCGATATCTTCTATCGGCAGATCTTTAAATATCTTATAAGCTTCATTTAGCACATTATTGGTTTTTGTAATATCGCGCGTATTCAGCATGATCTCGATGATATTCTTGACGTACGGTTTAACTGCAGCTGGCATAGTACTACGAACGACATCCACGCCAGTATACTTGTATTTATCCATCTCTATCCCTTCATCATCCAGGATGTGCATAACATATCGCTTCTTAGCTAAGAAAACCCCTACATCGGCAATTATCTCACGCTTAAAAACGAACCTGCAATCCTCGGAGTTTAAACTCTTTGCACCCCATGTTTTAATATGCTTATTAAGATAATCTTCAACGTTCTGAACTTCTGTATGTAACTCCGAGGTAAGCTTACCATCTGACCCTGTAAATTGAATATCTGTATTATCTATAATAGGCTTAATTGAGATGTACGAACTATCTGTATCGTTATAAACCACACAATCATTTAATATCTTAGCATCTTCGATACCTACTCGCTCGGTAATGTATTTCTTGAGTAACTCGTTAGACGTTTTAATTACTGCTTGCCCGGTAAGAGTAATAGAGCTAGCAATATCATCATCACCGAAAGGTGCGTTTTTATTACCAAAATAGCCATAAATTGAGTTAATAAAAATCTTAATACATAACTGCTTAGCGTCTAACTGATCTATCTTAACCTTCGTAGCTTTGTCTTTATTTTTACTGTACGCGCGCTTAAGAGCAGTTAGCTCTCTTTTTACTTCAACTCGCTTGTTATAATATTCATCGAGAATTTCTGGCATAACACCTTTACGCTTTTGCGTAAATAGTACATTGGCTTTGCTTATCGCTATCTTCTCGTCATTAACGAACTTAGCAAAGTTTTTTATTGGCAGAGTAAATGTCTTACCATTTACATGTCGAATAGTTACATCCTTATCTGTCTTATCTTCGATCTTACCTACCTTAGTCTCCGGAGACATATTTAAGGATATCATCACATTCGGGTATAGTGAGTTAGCATCGAATGATATAATATCAGTCTGAAAGCCTTTAAGTGGGACTCCTACATATGCTCCCGGGTTCTTACCAGTATCTTCATTACGTATAAAGGTATGTATAAGTTGACCGCGTCGTCTACCTCTAATAGCTGTTGCACCATTAATTACAGATAATGCACCCATAGCTGCTTCAAAAGTAGTTAACCCCGTATATGCTAACATACGTAGTAGTTCAATAAACTTCAGTTTTACCTCGAGGTGCTTAAGCAATCTAACGTCTTGAATATTATAATCAACAAACGTCTGCCAATCATCATCAGATAAAGTCGCGAGGTTCATATTACCGAACTCAACTTTTTTCTGACCTAACTCTAGCTCTCCAATAGCGTCTAACTTATAGCTCTCACGGAGCCCTTGAGTAAACTTCTTATATACGTCAAGATAGTCAATCAGTGAAATACCTTCGATATACCATTTTACCTGTTCAGCGCCGAACTGACCTCTGATCGTTCTACTATAGACATTACCGACAGGTGACATACGATTAACCCATTCATCACCTAGTATACGACGACAACGGTTTACAATATACGGGATATCGAAAAACTCTGAATTCCAACCAGATAAAATATCAGGGTAATCTACTTCCAAGAATTGTATGAAAGCCATGAAGAGATCTTTCTCATCCGCGCAGTGAATGTACGTAACATCATCTTGTGTATTATTATATGGCTTTATTCCCCATGCAGTAAATTTATCATCAAGTGAATCATAAACAGTTATAACGGTTACAGGATGATTAGCTGTTTTAATATCTGGAAAACTATCCGGTGAATAGGTTTCGATATCAATAAACATCGTCTTAATAGGGTTACTATTAAATTCCGGTTCCTCATTTACCTTCCAATATGTATCAACTAGAAATTGCTGATGAGCTGGCAGATTTTCAAATACTCGTTTTGTACCAGAATCTTTTAAGAACTTATAGCGGTTATATTGACTTTTGAATTTTTTCTTAATTAACTTAGTACCAAATATCGATTCGTAGTTTCCAGGGCCTTCAACATAAAGATATGGCTCTACACTAGTTTCAAATCGTACTCTATTACCCTCTTCATCCCAAGTGAAGAGAGTTACAGTACCTTCACGTCCATTATAAATTGCATTACGATAACTCACATATATGATTATATATGATGCTTCGTTATTATCAATAACAAAAAGTTAATTATACCTACTCAGATTAACTCTTAGAGGGTCACCTACACTATATTGATAGAGTTCGGTATAACAATCAATATTTTTATCATCCTCTAACCATCGTGTATCAGCATATTGACTAGCTTTTTTACATAAAGCTTTATAGCGCTTTCTATCTTGCAATGTACTTTCAATCTGCGCAATCATCTCTTCCCCGGTCTTAAATTTGATAGGAGCGTTCTCGTATGTGCACATATCTTGACATGCAATAGGCAATCCAAGCGCGCATGCTTCAATATATTTCAGGTCAGATTTCGAACGATTGAAAATACTATCCTGTAACGGAGCTACAATCATGTTTACATTTAGATCATATAAGCCTTGACCGTATTCATACAAACGCTTCCACGGGTGAAATTCGATCTTACCAGCTTGAACGAGAGGTCTTAACGTTAATGGAAAGGCACCTAAGAATACCCATTGGTACTTGTCAACTGTTTTAGCGATAACTTCATTAACATGATGAAAATCATCACGCTGTTTTACTCTATTATCTACGTCAAAGTGAGCACCTGAACCGGCATATAAAATACGAGGCTTCTTCTTGTTCCTCTCATAGCTCTCCATCGCACGATTAAGATCAGATTTACCTCCAATCCAGAATTTAGGCATAAAATTTGGAATAACTGTAACGTTCGGATTACCTGTCTTATCACGGTAATAATCTCTCATAAACGGGCATGTAACAGTAATCTCATCACACATAGCCATCATCTCCTGAGCTGATTGTCTTATCTTAGGATCTGTAAACGCACCTTTATATTTGTTATAGTCCGGAATATCTTCAGCAAAACAAATATCATCAATTTCATATATAAGACGCATACCAGTTTTATCTGCCATGTTTCTAAGAAATTTAACAAACTCTAATTGCTGTGGTGTTGCTTGTCTCTGAATTCTAACACCCTTAACTCCACCGTAATATCTAGGATCACCATTCATTACAGTCGTTCCGTGTACAACTGCTTTATTATGAGCATTCATAACTTGCTCTGGCCATATCATCCTCCAGTGGCCGCAACCACTATAATCAGCATAATAATTCATAAAGCGAGGTAATCCAACCTCAGCCGGCGTTGCTACAGGTTTCGGTTTGACACTAGTTGCATTAGGTTGACCGCTATTTGGCCGAGCTGGTGACTTAAGCTGAAATGGTACGTTTCCTTGAATTAACATATTTAATAATTAATAAGTTTTTTATGCTAATCCACAAAGTTTACACGCTTTGTGATACCATTATGCTTTTCTAGGAATATAATATCACCGGTCGCCGCTTTTATACTTTCCTTTCGATGGCTAATAACAAATACACATTCATTTAGCTTCTCAACCCTTTCATTTAAGATCTCTAAAACTAGATCAACTCCCTTTTCATCCAAACTACTATCAAATAATTCATCGTAAAAACTTAAGTTATAATGTACATCTCCTTGAGCCTTTCTCATATCCATAAATGAAAAAAGGCATGCCAAATCAATAGCTTTTCTTTCTGCTCCGGAGAAGTTATTATAGAGACATATCTTACCTTTTTCATTTAAAATCTCTTCCTCAAAATATTCGTTAAAAACGCATATACTATTACTATCAAGCTTTTTTAGGTAGTGAGTTAGTTTAGAGTTAAAGTTTCTTAGTATCTTTTTAACGATATAACTTTTTACCCCTTCTTCACTTACCACAAACTTAACTACATCAAGCATATCAATATTCTTTTTAATATTGCTTAGCTCGGTGGTAATCGTCGATGATTTAGTCTCTAACTCAACTACAATATCGCTGAATGTATTGGTATCATTGCATGTAGATTTTAACTCTTCCTCCATCTCCGATACGCATCTCTTAATGTAATCTATAGATTCTCTAATATGACCTATACCATATTTCTGCTTTTCGATGTTAGCTATTTTATCAGTTACGACTCCAACTGCCTGGTCGACTTTTTCTATTTCACTATCAATAGCAGTCAATTCATTTGTAAGATTAGCTAACTCTGACTTACCGTTAGTAATAATATTTTTAAGATTTTCTTTCTCTTCTTCAATAAGCTCCAAGTCATGATCTTCAATAGAGCGTAAACATACAGGGCAATTTTCTTCACCTGTTCCTATACGTCTATAGGTTTCTGCCGAGTTCTTTAAATTAAGCTTTAATTCGATAATATTGCTATTAATATTATCCCTATCGGCTTTCTTTGAATCTATTAATGCTGTTAACTCAGTCAGCTTATCTTTATACGGCTTCTCATCCAATTTTTCGATAACTTCTAGTCGATCGTTAGCTTCTTTTAAATCATCCTTATGCTTTGCTAGGTTAGTTTGTAAAGTTTCAGTTTTCTTTTCTTTATCGACATTAAAACTATCTCTTTGAGATTTTTGCACAGTCAGGTAATTATTAGTCTCTTCAAGCCGGGTTATATTAGTATCAAAATCTTGCTTAATAAGACTTTGATCAGACCGTAACTCTGTTAACATTTTTGAGAATATCTCTAAGCTAAATATCTTTTCAATAAACTTTCTCTTCTCGACCTTATTTTTTGCCATAAAGGGTATATGGTTGTTGAGAGTCATTATAACACAATTTTGAAAAACTTCTGGTGATGATGATAGAATAGTTTCAATATAGTGATTAGTATTACCAATCGTATCCCTGGTCTTATCAACCCCATTCTTGAATATATTACATTTAGATGGGCCTAGAGTACGTACTATATGAAAGTCGTTTCTACCGTAATGCGGGTCATTAATTGCAAATGATAACTCAACAATTGATTTGCCTTCTGTTAAATTATTAGGTATAAATTGTTTTCTAATCTCCCTGAGAGTACTACCAAAGATAGCAAAATATAAAGCATCAGCTATTGTACTTTTACCGACACCATTTCGTCTATCTTCTTTATCTCGGTTTATACCAGTTACAATATGTAACCCTTTATTAAATTCAACGCACACCTCATCTTCGCCTACAGACAGGAAGTTCTTTATTTTAAGTTGTTTAAATGTAACGTATTTCATTATGGTCTATCGGTAGATCTTGCGAAGAGATCAGCTGTATACTTCACAACCTCACTTTTATTTTCAATATCAAGTAAATTTACAAATTCAGTTATAGCTTCAATTATATCAACACCGGAGAGATCAAAATCACCTTCTTCTGAAAACTTAACTTTATTGTAATTGACGTCATAATCTATTCTAATCTCACAAGGCTTATAACTAGTCAATTTAGCTATTAATAAATCTAAATGATCGGTGTTAATATTTTTATCAATTATAATTTTAATAATATTATTTGCAATAACCTCATTAAAAAATTTTATAGGGTCCGGGTCTGTAATAAGCTTTGATAAGAAGACTTTGATATGCTTAGGGGTTACTGTATTCTCTGTAAACTCGTATGACTGCTCATCTATATTCAGAGTATAAAAACCTTTCACCTGTAGTGAATCTCCGAAATCCATCTCGTACGGGTTTCCAACATACACAATTCGCTTTCTACCTTGAAATGTCTTTTCGTCTCTTAGATGAAAATGACCTGTAAATATTAACGGTGCCTTGGATATAAGAACTTCTGGATCATCTCCATGATCACAAACTTTAAACCCGTTCATCTTAAAGTTCTCTAACTCAAAGTGACCAAATACTATATCACAATCAGGTATATCATTAATACTTGTACCCCATGGACAGAAAGTTAAACGCTTACTACCAACGGTTACCGTCTCAAGCTTATCATATATAGTTAGATTACGTCTACCTTTTAATATTGAGAGGCTGTTAATTTCTGAAGTATCTTTATACCAGGCGTCGTGATTACCGGTAATCATGGTAATGTTAAAGTCTTTAAATTTATCTAAAAGATCTTTAGCAAAGTTTAATGTCTTGACACTAATCTCATCTCTATAATGGAAAAAATCTCCGCAGAATATTATATCATTAATATCTTGTTTTTGTAATTCTTGAATATACCAATCTACCCATTTATTAGCAATACCTAACCAGAAATCGCTATTTTGATGTACACCTAGATGAATATCAGAAAATATTGCAACTCTATTTTTCATTAATTGCTGTATTCAAGATCATCACTGCTCGGTTTAACATACACCTGACCATCAGTTACTGCTGCCATCTCTTCCTCGTACACCATTTCCTTATAATTTGTAAGAGTTTCGTGATGTTTCTTTTCTTTTTTAATTCTATTAATAAAAGCATGGAACGCAATAGTTGTAAAATACGAAAAAGGATTATACTCAGAATCTACGTTAAACTTCTTATTCTTAAGAGCAGTATACATCTTGACTAACGCGTCGCCGATCATCTCTTCTTTATATGTATAATTGATAAAATTAGACTTATTACCTAGACCATATGCTATTCGTTTCAGTGAGTTAGCTAACTCGAATATACATACTTCTGTTTCATAGTAATCACGAATCTGCTGCTTAAAGTCAGCAGGGTTAACATAATATTCGTCTATCTTAGGTTTAGGTCCTCTTTTTTTCTTAACCTTAACCGGTTCAACTTTTTTTATTTTTTCTACTGCCATAACTAAGTTAATTATATATTACCGGTAGCTACTTTTCCACTATATCCGTAATAGTAAATGGTATTTTTTCCTGTTTGTAAATTTCTATCCTCTTCTCGACATGACGTTTACCGTATTTTAAATTATCAGCTAAATCTATAATTGTAAGTTTTTCTTTATTATCATGCAATCTTAAACCTCTACCTATAGATTGAATTGTTCTAATGGAGCTTTTACCGCCAGCACCAAAAATAATCATATGTATATTTTTAATATTAACTCCTGTTGAAAATATAGCGCTAATTGCAATACATATTACATTTGTATTTGTCTCCATTAACTGCTTTATTCTATCTCTTTCTTCAACTTCAACATCTCCACGTATGAAATATACTTGCTTATCTTTTACGGTGCTCAGTATATCATATAACTTTTCACCATGTATAATATGATTTACTAGCATTAGTATATTGTTATTAAAGTTAGTACATACTCTGTGAATTATATTGTTTCGAAATTCATTTTCATATAAAAAATCTAGCTCCGTCTTATATGGATTTTGACCTTTAATAGGTACAGGTTTTATATTATAGTCTATATTGAGTATAGATGTTTTAGCAGTAGTTAGATGACGCTCGGTTCTTAAACTATAACTGTCTTTTTCATATATTATACTACCTATTTTACCGATAATATTCCATTCATCTGGCTTACTATCAGGTAACGTACCGGTTAATCCAAATTTATGTACAGTTTTAATAGACTGTACCATTTTGTTAATTTTATTATTCTTCTTTAATTTATGGCATTCATCAATAATCAACATATCAACATCTTGCAGCCACTCGTTGTCTTTGAATTGACTCTGCAGTATTCCTAAATTGGCAATTATAACATTCGCTGTTAGATCAGGTTTAAGCTTGCCAGTCCATCTTGTAAATTTGAATAAAGCATTATATTCCTCAAAATCGGTAAATGTCTGGTTAACTAATGTAAGATCAGGCACAATTAATAAACATTTAAAATTATCTTTACGTTGCAGGAAAGCACTCATTAGAATTGAACATATAGTTAGAGTCTTACCTGCACCTGTACCCATTTTTAGTATACCTCTACCGTGTTTGATTGCATTTTCACATGCAGCATATTGGTAATCTCTAAGACTATGCGTTAGATTATCATATACTCTAGTGTCTAATAGACTAGGTTTAACAACACGTGATATTGACTTATCTATTCTAACTTCTTCGTTAGGGTATGTCTCTTTAATAAAGCGCATAATATCGTAGAACAGACCAGGTTCAAACAAACCGGTAGGAGTGATACAGTATATGCGACTTGCAAAATATTTTGCTCTACCTCTACGGAAACGTGCAGTATCATCTTTAACGCTAAAATGTTCGCGTATATCTGAAAATAGATCGCCTTGTATACGAACTTTACCTCTGTCAAAACTAAAAGTAATCATAATGTTTCCATTTTCATGATCTCGACAATATTCTTAATATCAAAACTAAGTGAACTGAACGTTTTTTCAGTTTTTTCTAATAGTTCAATTATAAGCTCTTGCTCATCTATCTTGGCTTGCAGCTCGACCATTTGTTCATGTTGATATGCGGTCTTCTCTGCAATAGGTGTTGTTACCTTAACGGGCGATTTTTCAATAATCTGTTTAGTTATTTCCTTCTTTAATTGAAATCTCTGCGCTTTAACATTAATAAGATTTTTTTTATGTTGTATTAGCTTACTGACCCAAAAATGCTTACGCCCGGGCGTCTTCATCGAAACATCTTTAATATTAAACTCATCAACATGCAGATCCTTTTCAATTTCTTTTACGTATTGGTCTATAATACTCACATTATGATTATAAGTACTATTATGCAGAAAACAACTACAAAGGGTAATTTAGCTAAAAATAATGTTGTTAACTTATTTGAGCGTAGATTTATAGATCTTTTAAAGCCTGTTGAAAATATTGAATATGATGAAAAAGAGCTTAAAATGGGTATTAAGGTCGAACTCGAACATACAGACGATGTGTCAGTTGCAACTACTATCGCTAAACAGCATTTAGCTGAAGATCCTAGATATTATAGTAAACTTAAAACCATTCATGACGAGGATGATAATACTGTTGGCGGTGGCGCACTAGGACCGGCAGCTGCTGTTGGCCATTCCCAGTCAGGTGATTGGTATGCTCCTGGAGACTACAGAAGACCCTTTGCATTAGGCGCTATCCAGACTAGAAGAGGTAGTATCAAGCGTAGAAAGAAAAAGAAAAAGAAGTAAATACATAGATGGATACAGGTCATTGGAAAGTTTACGAAGCAATACCAGAGGACGCTTTCGGGTTTATATATGAAATTACCAATTTAGTAAACGATAAGAAATATATCGGCAGAAAACAGATGGTTAAAAAGATTAAACGTGCACCTCTTAAAGGTAAGAAGAGGAAGCGTATTGATTATGTGGAAAGTGACTGGAAGACCTATACAGGTTCAAGTGATAGGCTCAATATCGATATAGCCACACACGGTAAAGATAAATTTTTATTTAAAATACTAAGATTCTGCAGAAATAAATATGAATTAGGTTATTTTGAATCAAAGATGCAGTTCGATAGAGATGTACTATTAAGTGAAGACTATTATAATGGTATAATCAACTGTAGAATAGGTAAACCGCCTAAGAATTTTTTGGAACACTGATATAATATTGTGTGGAATCATTAGATTTAGGGGTGTATAATATTTGTCTCATTAATTGCAATGAGATTTTTGCAAATAATATTAGTGATGATATTATAAATGATTTGCATATGTTTAATATTCTAGATAGGAGCGTTAATAACGTGGATGTTAAGAAAATCGCATATCATTACATTATTCTTGGATTTTCCGAAGCTATTCTTAATAGCACAAATAGAAATAAGCATATATTATTTTTTAACAATACCCAATTACCGGAATGCTCTATGCTTAAGTTCTATGATGAGTTTGATGTTATAAATTTAATAAATACAGTTTTAAATCGTATGAAACGTATACTACCTATTAAGATATACATTAGTAAATACAGTCTATCCTATTTTGACCATCTTTTAAGAAGTAAAAACGGTAAAGGTAGCATGCTACTTAACGATATACAAAAACCGGAGAAGGACTTTGCTGAATTTACATTTAGTAAAGCTAAAGCTTTTAGTAAGAAATATGATCTGAAATGGCTTAATAATAATTACTTCAATAGACTATCAACTAAATTTCTTTTGATTAAATAAATATTATTATGAATAAATTTTACCAAGTAGTTAATGATGTATTAAGGGAGAATGCCAGTAGTGAGATTGAAACGCTTATGAGAAAGAAATTTGATGATAAATACCCGGTAACAAGAGACTCTACATCACCTTATGATGAACCGGGAGCTACTGATCTAAGAGATCGTATGGTAGATTTAGGCGATGAAATTTTTGCAGCTATTAATGCAAAGGATAAAGAAGCTCATTTAGTATCGTTACAAAAATATGAAGATCTAAGAGATGAGGCTATCAGTAAATTCGGATTAGACGGGCCTGTCGGTCTTATTGATCCAGATATGCACGGTGAATATTCGGATGATTTTAAATCGGCGCACGGTATTAGACCGCGAAGCGATGCATTGAATACCTTTAGAAGTGTAATTGAATTTTATCCAGACAATAGATATGGTAAGATTGTAGATGATCAATTCATTGCACCTGAGTTAAAAAGTTATATTGGCGTTGAACATGAAGATCAAGAGAGCGGTATCCGTTCATTAGATGGATTCTTTAGTGATGAAGAAGCACATATTGAAGATAATGAAACTAGCTTAACACCAGAGGATTTAAAAACTATTGAAACAGTTAAAAGTTTAGCCGGTGATGAAGCTAAGGGTGGATTGAGCCCGTTTGATAAGCCGGAAAAGAATATAAAAAAAGCATACGGTAAATTACTAAATCAAGTCTCAGCTAAAATTAACAAGATAAAGATATAAAATGAAATTTCTTAAAAAAATATACGATCTTAATTTAATTAATGAAGCTGATGAAACCTCTCCACTCCCAGGTGATGAAACGCCAGCATCAGATGATCCAGCTGAAGAAGTAACAGTAGCTCTTTCACCGGAAAGTGAAGTAATGTATGTCAGACTTCTTAAAAAAGCGATGGTAATGAATCTAGATCCAGAAGACATTGATAATATCAATGATCTTACTGATGTTAATGAAGATAATGCCAAACAGGTACTAGGTAGTATCCTTCAACTAATGAAAAGTTACTCAACAGATATAGACATAGAATTATGAGTTGGAAATCATTAGATCAAATATATATGCAAGAATCTGCAGGCAAGGCAGTGCCAAAGCTACGTCGACAGCAACTATGTGAATCACCGCAAGGTGAAGAGCTGGTCGAGCTTATTAGAGACCTTGATAGTAAAAATTTATTAGACCTGGAAACGGATGTTAATTTTATTAAAAAGCATTTGAGTGTCAAGCCGTATGCCGAAAAAATATATGATTATCTTGATAAACAAAACTTAACAGAAAAAACTATTAGCGAAGGCGATGTTAGAGGGTTTATTATGCAAATACTTTCAAATCATAATGATGTTGCAACATACGCCCAATATATCGAAACACCAGCTACATTATCAACAATTGGTAACACTGGTATGTTAATTGAAAAAGTAGTTGAAATAACTAAGATGAAGCCGGAGACTGTCCGTGATTTAATAAACCTCATCGGCACGGAGAGTGGTAGAGGTGTCGGTAGAGGAGAGATTGCTCTAGCCGCCATCTTTGATGATGTTAGTATGAGTGCTAGTAAAGGAGATCTAGATTGGGGTGGTAAATATCTTGAAGCTAAGGGTACTAGTGCTCGTTTAGGTAAGCGAGATAGAGCTGCGAGTAACTTTAATAAAACACCTTTAGGTCAATTAGCTACGCAGTACGATAAATCTGATAAACGAATCGATACTCTCATCGCTAATTTAGCTAATGAACCGGGAGCTAATAGTGAAGATATGTTCGCCGCGTTAAAAACTTTTGCGAAGGTAGAATACCCACATAGTACTATCATCAATATTTTAGATAATATCAATCTCAATGACTCTAGAGAGGTAAGAAAGGCTTTAACAAAAATATATTTCGATAACTACGCTAACCACGAAGGTGTTGATTATTTTGTTTTTGTTAATACAAGTAGAAATAGATATTTTAGCCGTTATATTATTTTTAGTACAAATCAAATATCAACTCTAATTGATAAAAATATAATCAAAGCTGGGGCAATTACGACCCTTGACCTCGATCCATCTCTAGGTACAATTTAATGAAAACATTCAAACAACATCACAGCGTAATTTTAGAATTCTTCGATGCTATCGATGGAGCTGTAAAACATATCGATCATCTAGAAGAAAATATACTCAATAAAGGTAAACAGGGAGTAATAGAAGCTATTAATCAAATAGAATCATCTATTTCTTATTTTGTAGATGAATCTGATTATAAAATATCCACAAAATTTGACGGTGCACCTGCTATTGTTGCAGGTGTTGATACTAATAATAAATTCTTTGTTGCTAGTAAATCAGCTTTTGCTAAAAATCCAAAAATTAACTATACTGAGCAAGATATTATCGATAATCATGGCACTGGTGGGTTAGCTGATAAGCTTAAGTTAGCATTACGTTATTTACCTTCTCTAAACCTTAAAGGTATCTATCAAATGGATTATATGTTTGATCCGCAGATGAAGGAAGTTGAAACACCTCAAACTATCGATGGAGTTGCTAATGAAAATCGATTCACTACATTCACACCTAATACAATTAAATATGCTGTTACAGAAAATAGCCCATATGGTGATGAAATCAATAAAGCGAAGATTGGAGTAGCTATTCATATTGAATATATGATTCAAAATGGTATTTTAAAGGTTAAGAAATATACATCTTCTCCGGAAGAGTTTTCTCCGTCGAGTACCGTATTTGTTTTTAATGTGTTAGCTAATAAACCTAAAAATGCTAAGTCATCATTCAGTAAATTACTACTTAAAGATGTTCAAAAGAAGAAAAAACAAGTTTTAAAATTAGCTGACAAAGTAGATTTTAGTTCTTTAGATGATTATACAATGTTATTAAAGACGTATATCAATTCAGAGATAAGAGCTGGTAGATTTCTAGAAGATACAGCTATGTCATCTGAAGAGTTTGTCAACTGGATATCGAGTAGGTTTACGAAAGATATTGAAAAGCTTAAAAGTGAGAAAGGTAAAGCAAAGAAGACAGAGCAGATGAGAAATACACTATCAGCTCTTAAAAAACTTAAACCTTCTATTAAGAATGCATTTGAAATTACTAAAATCATTGCAAATCTTAAGAATAACCTTATTAAAATCTTTAACGAAATCACGCAGAATGACTTATTAGGTACATACCTAGAAGAAGCTCCTAGTGAATGGCAAACAACGGCTCCAGAAGGTTTCGCTCTGTCGAAAGTTACTGATGACGGCGCTCAAATAACAAAACTAGTTGATAGGGGCGAGTTTAGTCGCGCTAATTTCGGTACTGGTAAGCCAACTTCACCAGCAACTAAAGAAGATCAAGAGTCTTATATAACTAACCCCCCTACCCGTGGTGATTTTTACGGTAAGGGTAGATTTTCCTCAAAATCTGGCCCTATAAACGACTCTTTCGATAATCTATACTCAAAAATTATGAGTGAGGATGAAGAAACGCTGTCGACTATTGCGTTATACCCGGGTGGTTATAAGCCACCTACAAAAGGACATTTTCATTCTTTCGATTACATCTTACAAGATGCCGATAAAGGAGTAATATTTATTGGAAAGAAGGATAGAGATGGTATTACTGCTGAACAATCAAAACAAATATGGGAGATCTACGCGAAGTATCTAAATAAACCTGTTGAAGTTGTTATAGCTAATGTAACTCCTGTTAGATCTGTATATGAATATGCAGATGAAAATAAAGACGTTAATATAATTGTCGGTGCTGGGGATAAGGACGACGATGTAAAAAGATATTCGTACTTTGAGAAGAATATTGAAAAATATCCTCTAGTTAGAGTTATAAAGATACCTCTACAAGCAGAAGGTATATCAGGTACAATGACAAGAGAGTTAATTGCTTCAGATATCGATAAAGCTATCGAATATTTTACCCCGGAAGCATTATCATCGGAAGATAAAGCTAATATTAAACAAATATTAAGCTAATATTTTAAGCTCCCGCAAAACCAGTATCTTTAGCTGTCTTCGCGGCGTCGTAATCGTCGATTTCAAGCTCATCATCAACTTCTTCATCCTCAACGTTCGCATCTAAAGCATCGTACTCTAAAGCGTGGTAAACAGATGATAGATAGTCGGAAGCTTTTGTAATTTTACTAGCTGTCCACCCTTCTAAGTTATCGACATCTTGAAGATGATTGAATAGTTTCGTAGCATAATCAGCAGCTTTGAGTAATTCAGCTCTTGCCATGTCTATTTCACCGTCGTGATCGTCATTACAGTCACTGCAACCACAATCATTATCTGATGTATCACCTGCTTGTATATATACTGCTTCTTCCTCTTTCTTTACATCAGCATGTTCTTCATCACTGAATGCACTAAATGTTGTACCGCCTGGCTGACGTCTTGGTGGGTGATTAGTATTAGACCCTACTGTAATTGTCACAGTAGACATACCGTTCGGACCTAAGCCAATATTCTCATTAACTTGTTTATATTGCTCGAATATTAGATTTGTTTCGCTATCCATATTAATATTTATTAAATAATTAAATGACCTTCGATAAATTATATACATATTTAATGGAAGCATTTGAAGAAGATGCTGAATATAGAGGTAGAAAAGTAAAACTTAACAAGCCAACAAGAGGTGACGTTAAAAAATTTAAAGTATACGTAAAAGATCCTAAAACCGGTAACGTAAAGAAAGTTAACTTCGGTCACGGCGGCACATCTGCTAAACGTAAAGGTGAAAAAACGATGAAGATTAGAAAGAGTAATCCAAAAGCTCGTAAATCTTTTAGGGCTAGACATAATTGCGATAACCCAGGGCCTAAAACAAAAGCAAGATATTGGTCTTGCAGGAAATGGTAGGTTATGAGTATTAAAACAAATATAAGAACTCCGGAGAATACTCTCAACTACATGAAGTATGTTGAGATTGAAAATGATACTCGATACCCCGCGGTAACAGGTGGTTTAGGTCAAGGCATTTTCAATAAATCAGCCGTTTTAGTACAGCAAGTTGACCCTTTTAACACTGGGATTGGTAGCGGCACAGGGCAGCAAGATTATATCGAAAAGTTTGGTGCTAATCTATCTGTTGGAGCTGATATAGAAACAATCTGGGAAACAGGAGGTATATATGAATATTTAACCGTAGCTTCTACCGTATCAGCTATAAGTAATGATTCCGGTGATACGGTTGCCGGTACCGGTGCGAGAACTATTGAGATACAAGGGTTAGATTCAAATTACAATACTGTAACGGAGATCATTTCAACAAATGGTACAAGTAACGGACCAGCGTCTACAAACGAGTTTTTAAGAATATATAGAGCTCTTGTTAAAACAGCTGGTTCAACCGGTACAAATGAAGGGCAAGTTGATGTAAATGCCGGTAGCACGACTGTTATATCAATTGGTACAAAAGGTACCGGTGGTAATAAAGAAGGGTTTGGTCAATCTCAAACTAGTGTTTATACTATACCAGCCGGTAAAACAGGCTATATAACCCAATGGTCTGTAGGGTCTAGTGTCTATAATTCCGGTGTACAGGCTTTCTTAATGTTATCTGAACCTAATGATGGCCCTATTATGAGAACTAAGGATATAATGTTTCTAAATAATTATTCAATAAAAGATTACAAGGTGCCTTTACGGGCATTGGAAAAGACTGATATTGAAGTAAGAGCGTATGATACTGCAACAGGTATACCAGTTTCAACGTCATATAATGTTATTTTAGTCGATAATGTATAAATACTGATATGGATACATTCGTTAAATTTTTTGAGCAAACTAAAATTCGAAAAGGAGGGGCTGGTAAGTCCTCGTATACTGGTACACGTATAGAAAAAGACAAAAAGAAAGAGCAATCAAAGACAAAAGCTCGTGGTAAAGTTAGTAGCGAAGATGCACAGGATCGCTGTAAGAGAAAAGCTGATAGTGTATACGGTAAAAAGACGGGCGCGTATAAATCAGGTGCGATTGTTAGATGCCGTAAAGGTAAAATTTGGAAAAATAAATGAAGTTCAACGATCTAGTTGATAATTATCTTACTGAAGCTAGCGATAGCTTACATAAATGGTTTAAACGCGGAGGTACTGACCCTAAAACAGGTAAAAAATTTAGCGGTTGGATAAATTGCAAAACCGGAGGACCTTGTGGTAGAAAATCTAAAAAATCTGGAGGGAGCTACCCAGCATGTAGACCTACTAAAGCTGCATGCAAAAAAATAAAAGGTAAGATGTATAAAAAGAAGAGCTCTAAGCGAGTTAATTGGAAGAAAAAAAGTAAATCATAATAAATATTGGTATGCCTATTGTATCGCAAAATCAAGATATTACCGTTAAGACAATACGTGATGTTATAAACTTAAAAAGTATCATGCTCGGGCAGGTATTAACTCGTTCAACAAGTTTTAATAAATATGGTGCTGATAATAATACTGGTAAAATATTTTTAAAATTTAAAAATATAGCTAATAGCGGCTATATACCTACATACAAAGTTACGGTTACCGGGGTAACGGGAGGCGTAGTTACCTTTACATTAAATCCAGGTGTAGAAAAATCTCTCAATTGGCAAGGCCTTTCTGACGGTACAAGAAATGTTAAGATTGAAGAGATTAGCGGAACGGGCACGGCTAGTCGATCACAGAATCACGACGTCAGTACGAACCCCGAGCAGTTAAAGCAGTTTGAATTTGATAGACAAAGCCCTGTTGTTGATATCAGTATGTCTAAAGATAGTGGTAGTAATACTGCAAATTATACAAGAAGGTATGGCGTTAATATACCAAACCCTTTACCAGCTACAGATCAAAATGCTAGTGTTTTTAACTGGAGAAGTTCATCTGTTTTCGATGGGTTCTATAACGTAAGATCATCTACAAAAAGTAAATACGGGGCGGAACAAAACCGAGGTAGGCTTGATTACACATTATATACCGACGGATTTACTACCGGCGGCACGGTTACAGTTAATTATAAAGGTAGATCTGTTACAAGAACATTAGCCTCTAATAATTTCTTCAAGTTTGATAATATTTCAGGTGGTGCCGCGACTGCAACGATAACTGATAATACAACTGGTATATCGGTATCAAGAAGTATTACACCCGGCTACGACTCAACGAGATGGAAATCGTATGCCTTTAACGGTACAGATTACTTCTACGGGTTTAACTGGTAGGTGAGTTGAAAAAATAATGTTTATACATTAACTATAATGTATAATGTTAAGTGAAATTATTCAGGCAATTAGCGGTAATTTAAAATTTTGTTTACGTAATAACGAGACTTTTTTTGTAGATGGTTGTCATATTTCTGGTAATACCATTAAGTTTATAGATGCTGTTGATGGCATTGAGTATGAGAAGGTTTTAGATGAAATTGATTTAATAACATTTGCAGACTTTACTATACCTAACAGGTCAGATCTAGATAATATTAAATCTTTTATGGAAGCTAATATTGATGACCATATAAAGAATAATAACATCTTTGAAGAGCTACTACATAAATGCAATGAATATAAGAAAATATTTAATGAGCAGAGCATTAACAGGATTAAAGAAGCTGTTTTAGACTGTAATACTTCAGAATTAGATAAGCTAAATATTTTAGAATGCAGACAAGTTATTAGTTTAGAGAACTGTAGTCAAAATGAAGCTAGCTTAATAACTACCCTATATATAAATTTAATAGATAGAAAACTTAATAAAGCTCTCCGTGAGTTAGATCAATATATAACAGATATGAATGATGTAGAGTTTGAGCAAGAGGCCAATATTATAAGGAAAGATTTAATCGATAATGTTAATGATTTTAAGCGATCTATTAATAATATAGACTTTAAAGATTTGTTTGATAACTGGCCTACACTATTAAACCCATCACCATTTAATATACATGTATGATAATAGTATTATTATAGTTGGTAACGGTGAAGGTATTTTACGAAAAAAGAACGGCTATAAAATAGATATGTTCGATAAAGTCGTACGCCTGGGCAGATATGTTACAGGTGGATTTGAAGAATATGCTGGTAGTAAGACTGATATTATATCAACTATATACTGGAAATTAGATAAGGAGAGGCTAAAGCAACATAAGGTTATATTGAACGTACCACTAAACTATCAGCATAATTTTATAGAAAGCGAAGATTATATAAGTAAAGAGTTTCCGGAGTATAGAGAGAATATTATATATCTTAATAAATTTGAGGATGCTGAAAACATCAAACAGATGTACTTAGAAGTTATGCCGACATTTAAAGGTATAGATAATGTAAATTTCTCTCTTGGCTTTAAAACATTCTATTTTATCCGAAAACTCTTCCCTAATCGAAAGATATATGTAACGGGGTTCGACTTCTTTAAGACAGGGTGGTACTGGGACCCTACACACAATAGAAATGATTCAAATATGCACCCGTATTTATACGAGAGATTGTGGTATATGAAAATGAAAGTAAAGGGTGTTATAAATGAACTCTAAGTATCTAATATCGGTAAAAAGTTCAGGTCTATGTTTTAATATAATGCGATTAATTATATTGACAGATATAGCTAAAAAATATAATCGAATTCTATACTTCTTAACTAAACCAGAGCATATACCTATTCTCGAGATGTTTAACAGTCATTGCATATATATACCTTATATAGATTCTCATACAGAACAATTTAATAATTTTACGCGCAACAAAAATATACATGCATTGTATGATTTGAAATATTTAAGTTTTTTGAAGAAGGAATATCTCAATAACATATTTAACAGCCCGTCAATCAAAGATTTTACCTTTTTTAGTGGGAATGCATATGACGCATACAATACCGATAATAAATTTTTAGTTATTGATTATAATGACGGGTCATACGATACAGAGATTATAAATTCAATAGAAATAGAACCGCTAGCAGTTAATGATAATATATTAGCCGGTATCAGCCATGATACTATAACAATTAATATTAAGATTAACGTTCCGAATAGTGAGAGAATATATAGATTCTGGGACGAAGTTATACCACGAGTTAAAGAGCAGTATAAACAGCCAATCCTCTTAATATCCGGTAATAATGATATTTTAGAATATCTTAGTAAGAAGTATGAATGTGCGTGTAGATCGGTTAAGACAGAGACTAATTATTCGAATATTAGAGGCAATGATATAATCAGAGGTAAACCAAGTGAAATATTTTCTGATGTTATAATTTGTTCGCTAACAAATTTTATACCGTTCACCCGCCTAAAAAGAGATTACCCTGATATTATATCAAAATATACTGATCTGAATTTTGTTGTTGAAAAGGTGGAGAAGTTTGATATATTAGTTGAATATCTAGCTAAATATATTACTATTCAGGGATCTTAAATTCCGTTTCAAAGGTACAATAATTAACCATTACTGCTCTTCTACGCTCTTTTATATCAACTGACTCTAAACCGTGCCATGTATCATCTCCTGGGTAAAAGTAGAACCCCTGATTGTTAATATACGGTACAGTTTTAATATACTCTTTATCTTTATTATATAGAGCAGTGCCGATACTCTCTGATTCACCCGTATTATTAAGATAAACAAGAAAGCTCATTATTTTTTCACTTATATCAACATGAGGCTCGAGCCAAGATTTCTCTTTATCTTCTATAAACTCTACGCGTAGATAATTACCTCTTATCGCTTTACCAGATTCTTGCTCGAACATAAGAACTATATCATCGTGCAAGAAAAAATCTACAATTCTATTTAATGTGGAATTACTCCACATATTTTCCTTATCAACAAAGAATCTATTACTGTTTGTAGTACGCGCGCCGTCAAGAGATGCTGAATGATTATGTAATTTTATATTATCAATATCAGCTAGCTCCCTATCGCAAAAAAAATCAGTAAATGTATAGTGATTAAATGGGTCGCTGCTGCACTGTTTATTTCGAAACTTCATTAATGTTATTATATATTATATCTATATATTTATCAAGATAGTTTTTTATATCAGCTCGATTTTTTGCGGAAGTGACTACATCATCGTCCTGTAGTATACTATCGATATGACTTGCGCTACATGACTGTAAATGCATCATTAAACAAACAAATAACGGCGATAAAACATTATTACGGTTACATATAAAAAGTATATTACCGGTCATTCCACTGAGGGTTAATAAAAATTTACTTCTTTCCTTTATAATACGATTTCGTATTGTAATTCTACTGCGAATCTCCTCACCGGATCTACTCTGCGGAGGTATGTGTTTTATTCGATGAAGCTCTGGATCTTTAAAAAAATCTAATGATTTGATCCCATTACATGTAAGAGCAATTCGATGATTAACATTCAGCTGTTCATATTCAGTTAAATTAATAACATATTCTATTTTATTTGTAATTAAATCATTCAGTTCATCTTCTATTGATTTATCTAGATTTATAAATGTATCGATGTAAAAATTACTATATATCTGTCTCATTGGATATCTGTAAAACTATTAATAATTACTTAGGTGATAGCAGATAATAAGCAAGATATAATAGATCTAAGAAAGCGACAGATAGCTACAGATATCGAGATGACACCGATGAAAGCTCTACAGAGTATTACTATCAATCCTACCGAGCTATGTAACCGTACTTGCCATTTTTGTCCTAGAAGCGATCCTAAGGTATATCCAAATCAAAATCTACATATAACAGAAGAAACAGTCCGGAAGCTGAGCTCGGAGCTCAAGCTTAATAATTATACGAATAGGGTAGGTTGGTCTGGTAACGGTGAGCCTCTATTAACTAAAGATTTTTATAAACTCGTAAAGATTGTTAGTGATGAAAACCCTCAATTAAGGGTACATGAAATTAATACTAATGGCGATAAAATAAAGGAAGGTACTATTGAAAAGATATATGAAGCTGGTATTAACCATATCGTTGTTAGTTTATATGACGGTGATGATCAGTTAGAAAAATTTAATAAGATGTTTGAAGGTTACGATTCAAATACATTTACATTAAGGAAGAGTTATTATCATTCAGATAATTTTTCCGGTTTTACAAATAGAGCTGGAGCAGTCAAAATGAATGCTGATTTACTGAAAGATAATATAAAAAATAAATGCTACTTACCTTTTTATAAACTCTTTATCGATTGGAACGGTGATCAGATTTTATGCTGCGAAGATTGGTTTAAATTATCTAAAAATAAACTAAACATTAACACACACTCATTGAAGGAAATATGGGAATCAGCATTTTTAAATAACTACCGAACACACCTCAAAGAAGGTAAAAGAGATTTAGCTGTATGTAATAGATGTAATATACATGGTGAGAAGGTAGGAAAGCAGTATACCGATTACTACAAACTATGATTTATTTTGCACAAGCTATTAGAGAGAGGAGAACATATACTGACTTCATGATAGGTCTTATAATGCTCACTCAGTATTACAAAAAATATGATAAAACATTCTATATAAAAGGTGATATTGCTGATGCCTTTGAAAACGAAAAGTGTATATTTAATAATATAGAAAGTAATAACTCGTATAAGCTTCTAAGAAATCTCAGATTAAAGGCAGTTAAAGGTGTTAAGGAAGATCCGATGCATCGCGATGATACATATCTCAAAAAGCTATTTATTGAAAGAGTTACTAGAGATCGGAATATTAATGATATGTATGCAAACGGTGTTCGTACCGGTAATAATTTTTTATTAGATAATACCGTAAAGTTTTATTATCTAGATACACATAATGATGGTTTGTTACACTGTAATGATAATAAACATAAATGTAAGACAGAAAGCAGTATTAAGGTAAATGTTGATATAACGAATAGTACTCATATAGCTGATAAATTTACAGAGAATAAATACTTTATAACTTTACCAACATTTAGAATACATAAAGAGGAAGATATAAAAATGTTAGATATATTTTGCAGCTTCTTAATTAATGAAACTCCTTACAAGAACCTTATTTTAATAAGCGGTAGCAATGATTATAAAAACCATTTTTGTGAAAAATTTAATATGGATACCACACATATATATGATGATGGGTTTACTAGTGAAAAACTAGGCTTCAGAAAGACAGAAGCTGGATTTACACGTAAGGAAAAAGGTTCTCTACAGAGTCTATTAACTGACTGCCTTTACATACAAAACTCTCCAGCCGGTTATATAGACTTTATGCAGGTCTATAATACATATCGAGAAGACCTCTTTAAATATGGTATGAATAAATATAGTAACTCATACTATGATACATTTATAACGAGGAATAAGAGCCAGGCGATTGATATTATTGGTAAAGAACTAAAGAAAAATAAGATATATTATCAATAGTTCAGCCATATATCCGCATAATCGCATTGATTATATTCTTTAAGCCATGGTCCACCTTCGGTATAATGCAGCGCTAACGGCTTACCATCCTTAGGTTCTTTATACCAGTCAACTAACCAGTTCCATTGTATAGGTAGTGAACCAATCTCTTCGCCCTCTAACCACTTAAACCTGTGAAGAAAGGCACCGGTTTGATTATTAACAGTAAGTGGGTTTAGCGTCTTATTTTTCGGATGCTCGTTATTAAAAATCATTAGGCTACTCCAATTTTTACGCGGCCAGGCAGTCTGCGGCTTACCGTCCATCTTCTGTAAGTTAGTTGGATTATAATCGTGCTTACAACACATGATAGCATATTTTGGGTCGTATAGATCTAATAGTTTATCAATTGATTCAAGGAATAAAAAGTCACCGTCTAGAAATATACTTACACCTTCATATTCACTTTGATATGGTACAAAAAATCTTGCAAATGCAAACTGTGTAGATTCGTATGGGTCTTTTTCTCTACCATATTCTTCAACCGTGTTATAATTAATCGGTTGTATATCAAGTTTATATCTACTATTTTTATCTTTAATACTCTGTATACACTTATCATACGCGATTTTATGAGGCTCATCCAAGCCTACAAATATTTTAATTTTTTTATGCATAATACTCTTTAAATAAATTAAACGAATCTTCACCGTAAACCTGGCCGTGCACTTCACAGTCCGTGCATGGTGATTTTCCTTTTCGGCCGTTTAATATATGATGCTGCCTCATTGTTTTAGCTGCTTCTGATAACCATATATCTTTAAGACTATCTTTATGTATATTGCCAAACTTAACATCTTTTCGCCAATTATGAGTGCATAATAACACATCGCCATTCCAATCAATAAAAGACGAGTTAAAAGACATATAACACGGTCTAATAGGTACTTCCCTATCATTTAATTTCATCATACCTACTCGGTTACTAATACCTGACATGCCATATTCCTCTTCAGGACCGTACCAGAATCTTTTAATAACGTATTGATCTGGTTTAATATTACATCTATTAAATTGCTCTAAGAATTTCTCTTCTTGCTCCGGTCCATCATACAGACTCATCTTTAATAGATTAAGACCATTATCAAATAACCTCTTAAGAGTATCATCTTTTAAGAGATCGCCATTTGTTGTAATAGAAATATTATTATTATATTGCAGCTTGTCTCTAAATGTTTTTACAATCTCAAATATCTTTTTATTAGCGAGAGGTTCACTAAACCCAGCAAACACAACTTGATTTTTATATTCAAACTCAGCTAAATCATTAGCGAGTTTTTCACATGTATCAATTGACATATGTAAGTTTCTGTTAGGGTATATTTTTTTATCTACTCTCGGGCAAAAAACACATTTACGAGTACATATTTCTGTAACGTTTACATCAATAATCTGCAATGCAGACATAATGTTCGATGCATCGATTTCGAATGTATCGAAGATATTTTTTCTAAATTCAATAAACTCGTTAGTAGGTTTACTATCCATATCTTATATTATAGCTTATATTTCTTAAAAATAAACTTGAAATCATTTTTTATATAATTAAATATTTTGGATATGAGTAATATAAAAGACAATAATAGTGATATTAAGGTATACTTCGAACATTTCTCTACTGATGTAGAGCTTTTTCTCGAAAAAGGTAATAAGGCTGCTGCAACACGTGCACGTAAGTCGCTGCTAGAGATTTCGAAGCTATGTAAAGACATTAGAAAGCAGATTCAGGAGATAAAGAATGAAGGTAAAGCATAAATAATAATGTGATTACTTTTAAACAATTTTTTGAATCGACTCAACCGCTAGGGTTGATTGAAACAATAACATTTAAAGAATTAGGTCCCATTGAAGCTAAAGTTGATAGCGGCAATGGGGCTTATAATGTCTTACACGGTGTAAATCTGCAGTATAGTGGTCTTGATGACAATTATGAAGGTAAATCTCATGTTACTTTTGAAACAGTAGATGGTAAGACAATAAAAAAGCGTGTTATTGAATTTATCGATATCAATATTGGTTCCGGTAATATTGAAGAAAGACCGGTAGTAGAATTTGATATTGAGATCGGCGATAAAGTTTACCTCGCTACTAAATTCTCAATCGGTGATAGAGAAGAAAACGAGTATAAAATACTCGTTGGTAAGGATTTTATCGAGCAACTCGGTGGATTAATTGATGTAAGTGCTGAAGGTAATTTAGATTAAACATAAAAAAACTGTTAGCTTTCACTAACAGTTTTATAATATTGTTATATTTTTAAACTATCGCAATCCAGTTGATTCAAATACATCTCTAGCTACTCCAGCTGAGAAGCCGCCTTGTACACCCTTCACAATAACTGATACGGCATTATGACTATGCAAGCTTTCGTTATGCGAAGCTACAATCTTGAAGTCTTTAATACGTGATTCATTGTTAAGCTTCTCAAATAAGAGTCTAACTGCATCCTCTACGAACTTAAGATAAGCACCGTTCTTTTCAGCAAACGCCTGTTCGTCTTCTCTCTTGACCATTACTTGTGTCTCAGTTTGAAGAGCAGCTAAGCATAATTCCTGAAGATCCTCAACCCAGAGCATATCATCAAACTTTACACTAACTCGAGCAACACTTCGTTGACTATGAGGTACTGTAGCGCGGTTACGATATTTTTCAGCATGCTCACTTAATTCAAAGCTGCAAGGACATGCTGATGAATAGACGAAATCAAAGTGAATATACTTTTTAAATTCACCTTCTTTAGTTAGATCTCCTTCAAATACTACGTCATAATACTGAAAACCTTCTAAACCACTACGTAGACTCTGTTGCTTAATAGGATATGAGATCTTAAGCATAATACGAGAGTCAAAGCTCTTAAGATTATTCCTATATGTTTCGAGTACATCTCTAATCTTACCCATACTGAATACTTCATCTTTATGATCATAGAAGCTTCTCATAATACGAGACATATTAATACCCTTCTTATGAGCTTCGAGACTAACGCTGCCAGTAACGCTCGTCTCTAACTCAATAGTTTTCCCGTCTCTCTTCTTGTAAGTTAACGGTAGTTTAAAGTTATGGATGCCTACTTGTTGAATAGGTACAGGTGCACCTTGAATTAAACTAGAAGGTCCGTTCTGAAGGTCAGGTAATGAAGAAATGTATTTTTTATCTGCATTGATATTATCATCATATACTCTAATAGGAGGAAAATAGCCTTTACTAAACTCTTCACCCATAATTTCTTTCGCGATGACATCTTTCTCACCAGTAAGTTCATCATCTTCACCTAACCATTCATAATTTTTACTTTTATCTGACATACACTAATTATATAGTATATTAATTTAAAATCAATAAATAATATTAATAATGAGTAATTTTTTAAAAATAATACAGGAAGCAACACCTACGCAACGCGACACTAAACCAACCGGTGGTTTTTTTAAGAGACTCGCTCAAGGTATAGAGTCGATTGAAAGAATAGGTACCGGTAAATGGTACGATAAGAGCAGTAAGGTGGCAGCTCCAAAGAAGGGTAGAGTTAGTCAACGTGATAATGTAATTAAAAATGTTAAGCCAGGTGACGTTGTTGCCTTAACGTTATCTACAGATAGTGACAACGTTGCACGTGTAGTTCGAATAATTAAGGTTCGCGGAGATAGATTAACAGTTAATGATACCCGTAAAAAGAAAAGCTCAAATTATACAATTCTAATAAAAAATATTAAAGATATAAATTATTTCGGTGCAAAAAGTAGGTAATGATCTCCTCCTCCCTTCCACCTAAAGGTATTATAATAGAGTAAAAATATAAATCAACTCTCAACATAAAAAAGTTGATTATCTAGATATATACTTCATAATAATAATATGAGATATATTTCAACAAAGATTATTCCTATGGGTAGTACAGCTTTTCGTCAATGGAGGGCAGATAGTCATTGCAAATTGATTCACGGTTATCGTTTACAATGTAAGTTATGGTTTACAGCGGATGAATTAGATGATAAGAATTGGATCTATGATTTTGGTGGCTGTAGAGAAATTAAAAAGCTTTTAGAAAAGCAATTTGACCATACAACTGTAGTAGCTGCTGATGATCCGGAATTAGACACATTTAAGTTGATGTCTGGTAAAGGTATGATTGATCTACGTATTGCTGCAAAAGGTGTAGGCATTGAAAGAACTGCTGAATGGGTTTATGATACAACTAATAAATTCGTAACTGAACAAACTAATAATCGTGTAAGAGTTATTAAAGTAGAAGTTTGGGAACATGAAGGAAATAGTGCAATTTATGAAGAAAGTCTTGGTGATATTACATTACAGGTTCATGATAATACTGAGGAAGAAAGCGTAACTGCAGTTGTAGAAAATACAGTTACTAAAATTCCTCTAGATAAACCAAAAATCCCGCCACTTAATAGTAAAGTTACTACCGGTATGGGTAATTTATTTGGCGGTACGTCATGGGGTGATTAATAATGAATTTAGGGGATATATATCAAGGCATATCCAAAGCTCCTATTCATTCTAATGGAGCTACCGGTGGTATACCTACAACACGAGAGAGAGATCCAAAATCAGTCGAGCTAGAAAATAATGTATTTTCAAAAATGCAACATGCAGTAACTCCACCAACTGAAATTAAGAATGAGCAAAAGCCCGAACCGGTTCAGGAAATTCAGCCGGTCGGGCTTGAGCAAGCGATGAAAGAGCTACTTAATGGTGTGTAGTCTCTCGACGATAAACTTTAAGATTTCACTCCGAACAATATCGTCGCCGTCGAATTTAAAGGTATTAATATTATTTTCACTGCAGATATCTGCATCGAAAGCTTTGTATATTCCAGTGAACCCACTCTTTTCACCTATATCAGCTTGATAAGTATCGCCAACGACTAGATATTTACTATCTTGACCAAATCGAGTTAAAATAGTAGTTAATTCAGAATTAGTCATATTTTGAGCTTCATCAATAATAACGCATGCGTTCTTAAATGTTAAACCTCTTGTAAAATTAACAGGTATACATCTAATATAACCCTTAGACATTAGATTGCTACTAGTATCACCTACTAGTATCTCGTCTAACTTATCAATAAGAGGCATAGACCATGGTGCGAATTTATCTTCCAATTCACCTGGTAGAGCTCCCATACTTCTAGAGGCACTCTCCACAATTGATCTAATATAGACAATATTATCTATCTGTCTATTATGAAGCAACTTTAATGCTGCTAATACTGCTATATATGTTTTAGCTGTACCAGCTGGTCCATCTACAATACACATTCGCGTTTGCTGCTGCAATGCTGTATTAAAGAAGGCTTGTTGCCTCTCAGTTAGATCATAATCTTGTTTGATTTTAAAATCAAGATCCCAGTCATCACCTGGCATCGCGACTCTATTATCAAAAACAAGTTCTGATTTATTTACGGATTGTCTTTTTGCGGCTTTTGTACTCTTTCGAGTACTAGTTTTTGTTGACATATACAGATATTTAATACATATATACATGATAAATTACGCGCGTTAAATTATATGCTTTTGAATAAATATAATATTAATGCTTGATATGCGACGGAACATATATATAATTAATGTATGTCTAATTTAAATAAAACGCTATCTCTTAGCGATGATCACGTCTTTTATACTGTAGAGGGTGAAGGTAAATTTATTGGTGAGCCTTCTGTTTTCATGAGACTTGCTATGTGTAACCTTACATGTCAAGGCTTTGCATCCGAAGATTCGCCGCATGGATGCGATTCGTTTGTTTCATGGTCTGTGAAGAACCGATATACATATGATGAGCTTAATAATTTCTATGAGAATAACGGGTTTGTTAAGAATCTTAAGGACGGTGCAATTCTTAAGATTACCGGCGGAGAACCGTTGCTGCAACAGAAGCGACTTATTGAATGGTTAGTATCTTTTATGGAAAGGTTTAATTTTTGCCCGCGTATTGACTTTGAGACAAACGGCTCTTTAATGCCTCTACCGGAATGGTCTAAAATATATAGAGCGACGTTTACTGTATCTCCGAAGATGAGCAATAACGGTGACGCTGAAAAGCTTAGATATAAACCTAACGTATTGCAATATCATAATGAATTAGGCTCTTGCTTTAAATTTGTTATTAATAATGAAGATGATGAGAAGGAACTATTTGAGAAATATATTGATAATGGTTTAGTTAGTCGCGAAAGAGTTTGGTTGATGCCTTGCTGTGGTAGTAGAGAAGAGCATACTGCTAAATCTGCAATGGTAGCCGAGTTATGTAA